AAGAAGCTCTTTTATAATGGGTTCAAAAGCATCTATTTTGGATTTGCGATTTCTAGTGGTGGGTTTAACATATCCATTTAAATATTTACCTACGGTACGTGGATCAACGCCAAGTTCTCTAGCTATCTGACTTTTGTTTACTTTCAAATTGTTTTCCTCCATAATTAACTTTAATTTATGAAGATCTTCTAACTTATTTATCTTTATTTCAGAATGAACATCTATATGTATAATCATAATTACCTCCAATTTAAATATTGATAATTATACTATACATATAATCAATTTGTACATTCTTAAATGATCACTTTCTTACATTCTTATCGTATCATTTATATGAGTAAGGGGGAATTGTAAATGGCCGATAGACAAGCATACTCAGATCCTACAGCTGCAAAGGCTGTTGGGAATGGAATAAAGGAATTTAAAAAGAAAAAAGTAATAAATAGTTGTTTTGCCTTAAGAAAAGGGAAATGCAGTGTGCTAAATGTTAAAAAATGTGATGAGCTAAGTTGCAGCTTTTATAAAACTAAGCAGCAGCTTCAGAAGGAAAAGCATTTGACTTTTAAGAGAATAAAAACTTTAGATAAAGATAAACAATTTAAAATTTCAGAAAGTTTTTATGGTGGCAAAATGCCTTGGTTAAAGGAGGAGATTTAGTATGACATCCAAAGAATATTTATCACAGGCATATCGTATAGACCAAAGAATTAATAGTAAATTGGAGCAGATAGTATCTTTAAGAGCATTAGCTACTAAAGCTACATCTACTTTAAGTGATACACCTCCAAGTGGAACTCGTAATGTGCATTCTATGGAGGATATAATTGTAAAAATAGTTGATTTGGAAAATGAAATAAATAGAGATATTGATACATTAGTTGATTTAAAGCGAGATATTATGGATGTTATTAAAAAAATTAATAATCCAGAACAACAAACCCTTTTAGAACTTAGATATCTCTGCTTTAAATCTTGGGAGCAAATAGCAGTAGAGATGGGGTACAGTATTCAAAATGCTTATAAAGTTCATGATAGAGCAATTGAAAATATAGCAGCTTTGAAAAGAGTAGAGTAAAGTTGATAGAAGTAGAGTATAAAAATATGATTTAGTTATAATTGGAGGATTAGAAAGATGAGTTATAAAGAAGCTTTACAAGATGGTATTAGAATTGAAAAGTGTGGCAGACAAAGCAGATATTATCCCCGCTGTATCTTTTGCGGCACGGAAGTAAAGTCATATAATTATATTCAACACTATAATTACATCTGTTCTGATTGCCGCAAGCTTAAAAATACTCTTATGAAAACAGGGATTTTTAAATTAAAAACAAAAAAGTAGAGTAAAGTTGATTGAATTAGAGTATTAAATGTTGTCTTATATAAAATAGAGAGATATTAGCAAAAAGCCATCACAGAAAAAACTGTGGTGGTTTTTCTTATGCAAAAACATAACTTGGGAGGACTGATGTATATGCCAGTAAAACCTAAACGACCCTGCAGTTATCCTGCCTGTCCTGAACTTACCTGTAGCAGATACTGTGAGAAACATCAAAAGGAGATAGATAAAAACTACAATAAAACCTGCAGACCTTACGGCTACCTTTATAATAGTAGTAGATGGAGAAGACTTAGGAAACAGTTTCTGCATAAACACCCACTGTGTAAAGAGTGTAAAAGAAAGGGGATTGTTACTGCCGCAACTGTAGTGGATCATATTAAACCTCATCAAGGTGATGAAAGGCTGTTCTGGGATGAGAGCAATTGGCAGAGTTTATGCAAAAGATGTCATGATAGGAAGACCGCTAAGGAAGATGGTAGATGGGGAAAGAAGGGAAGAGTCTACTCTTATTAAAGTTATCAACAATGCTGTGTTAATAACTTGTTGATAATCTGTTGATAATTCTTCGAGAAAGGGTAGGGGGGTATATTTCCTCACCACTTGAACCCCCCTACGTCGGGCGGCTCCCTTCGCACGAAATTTCGCAGAATTTGATAAGGGGGGTAGCATATATTTCATATAAAATCAGATGTAGCCATTGGAAAATCAGCAATCAAGCTGTTTTATATTTTGCAGATAAGTATCTGTAAAAAATCAGAAGTAAAAGCCTGTAAACCTTAAAAATACAAGGATTTATAGGCTTTTGATGTTTATATAAAAACTATTCAAAAATCAAGTTCAATGAGTGATTTTTAAATGTTTTTATGGCATTTTCTAAAGATTTTGCATTAATCTTATCGCAAAAAGGAAAGGAGGCATAAAGAAATTGACTAAGGTGGAAAAACAGCAGATTCATGAACTAAGGCTTAAAGGTTTAGGATATAAAGCAATAGCTGCAGTTCTTGGTTTATCAAGAGATTCAGTAAAAAGCTACTGTAAAAGGAATGGTCTTTGCGGTGATGTTTCTGTAGTAAGTTTGAACATTGAAGAGATGAAAAAGCAGAGTCTTGTATGCCTTCACTGTGGTAAGAAATTAAAACAAAAGAAAAAAGGGAGAGTAAGGAAATTCTGCTGTGAAGAATGCAGGAGAATCTGGTGGAAAAATAATCAAGATAAAAGAAACAGAAAGGATACAGCTGTTTATAAATATACCTGTGCCTATTGCCAGAAAGAGTTCAGCTCTTATGGAAATAAAAACAGAAAATACTGCAGTCACAGCTGCTATATAAAATCAAGGTTTGGGGAGGTTTAAGAAGATGCAGTTTAGGAAGTTAAAAATAGACAGCCTTATACCTGCTAAATATAATCCGAGAAAAGATTTAAAGCCGGGTGATAAGGAATATGAAAAGATAAAAAACAGTTTAACTGAATTTGGATATGTAGATCCCATTATTGTAAATTCAGACCTTACAATTATTGGCGGTCATCAAAGATGGAAGGTTTTAAAAAGCTTAGGCTATACAGAAGTTGATTGTGTTGTTATTGATATAGATAAAACAAAAGAAAAGGCTTTGAATGTGGCACTTAATAAGATAAGCGGAGAGTGGAATGAAGCACTTCTTGCTGAGCTTATTAAGGATTTGCAGAGTATAGATTATGATGTTTCCTTTACAGGTTTTGAACCGCCGGAGATAGAAGAACTGTTTAGCAATGTTCATGACAAGGAAATAAAAGAAGATGATTTTGATGTTGAAGATGCTTTAAAAGAACCTGTAATTTCAAAGCAGGGAGATTTGTGGCTGCTTGGAAGGCACAGACTGATTTGCGGGGACAGTACAAAAGCTGAAACATATGAAAAGTTAATGGATGGTAAAAAAGCTAATTTAGTGGTTACAGATCCTCCGTACGGTGTATGCTATGATGGAAGCCAAGGCACAATTAAAAATGATAATTTAAAGGATGACGAGTTTTATAAATTTCTTTTAGATGCATTTAAAAATATGGAAAACAATATGGCAGATGATGCTTCAATATATGTATTCCACGCAGATACTAAAGGACATATTTTTAGAAATGCTTTTCAGGATGCTAACTTTTATCTTTCAGGGGTGTGCCAGTGGGTAAAGCAATCCTTGGTATTAGGACGCAGTCCATATCAATGGAAACATGAACCCTGCCTATTTGGGTGGAAGAAAAAAGGCAGGCATAATTGGTATGCAGGTAGAAAAGAAACTACTGTATGGGAATTTGATAAACCTTCAAAGAGTAAGCTTCATAGCACAATGAAGCCAGTAGCTTTAATAGCGTATCCAATTAAAAATTCAAGCCTTACAAACTGTATAATTCTTGAGCCGTTCTCAGGAAGCGGAACTACAATGGTTGCCTGCGAGCAGACAGATAGGATTTGTTATGCCATTGAACTAGATGAAAAGTTTGTGGATGTTGCAGTAAAAAGATATATAGAGCAGGCTGGAACTGATGAAGAAGTATTTTTAGTTAGAGATGGAGTTAAAATTAAATATGCTGATATAAAAAAGGAAGGTTGTGATTAATATGACCTTCCTTGATTTCTTTGCAGGAATCGGCGGATTTCGATTAGGCTTAGAACTTGCAGGACATAAATGTATCGGATTTTGTGAAAAAGATAAATTTGCAGTAAAAAGCTATAGAGCTATGTTTGATACGGAAGGAGAGTGGTATGCAGATGACGTTACAAAACTTAAATCAGAAGACATACCCTATGCAGATATCTGGTGTTTTGGATTCCCATGTCAAGATATCTCAGTTGCAGGAAAACAAAGAGGACTCAGTGGAGAAAGAAGCGGCTTATATTTTAGAATTATTGACCTTATCAAAGGCAAAGAAGAAAAAGATAAACCCTCATACCTTCTTATTGAGAACGTTAAAAACCTGCTGTCAATTAATAACGGATGGGACTTTGCAGCCGTTCTCTCTGAGCTGGATGAAGCAGGGTATGATGCTCTCTGGCAGGTGCTTAACTCTAAAGACTTCGGAGTTCCCCAAAACCGAGAGCGGGTGTTCATTATTGCAAATCTTAGAACCAGAGGTAGACGAGAAATACTACCTATCACAGGAGAAAACACAGCAGCTCTTAAGCAAATTATAAGTGGCATGCAGGGATACAGAGTATATGATACCGAAGGTATAGCCTGCACACTTCAAAGCAGTGCCGGCGGAGCTGGTGCTAAAACTGGTCTTTATTGTATAGGTAATATTAACTCAAGCGGCAAAGGTATGAATGGAAATGTTTATTCATCAGAAGGAATTGCTCCAGCAGTTACAACTAATAAGGGCGAAGGAAGCAAAATCTTTATAGATCAGTCTTATACAAAGCCAAAGCTCACAGATACCTCAAGATGCATTACATCACGTTATACAGCAGGAGTGGTTAATAGAACCGCAATGAATAGTGCTGTTCTTGAAGCAAGGGCAGTTATAACTCCTGAAAGAGAAAATAAACGTCAGAATGGAAGGAGATTTAAAAATACAGATGAGCCAATGTTTACTTTAACAGGGCAGGACAGACATGGAGTTGCAGTTAAAGAAGCTACAAAAAAAGGTTATACTGAAGCTGAGATTGGAGACAGCATAAATATTTCAGTCCCTAATTCAAAAACAAGAAGAGGCAGAGTTGGAAAAGGTATATCAAATACTTTAGATACAGGATGTCAGATGGCTACATTGGACAAAAATTACCGTATTAGAAGGCTCACACCAAAGGAATGCTTCAGACTTCAAGGTTTTCCAGATGAATTATTTGAAAAAGCAAGGGCTGTAAATTCAGATGCTCAGCTTTACAAGCAGGCAGGTAATGCAGTAACTGTAAATGTTGCTTTTGCAGTAGCTGCAAGTTTACCATCAGATGACGAATAGAGTCGTCAAAATTATGTGTTTTATTTGATAGATATAACTGGCTATATACCGCTTTCAGAGGTAATATGTACACTACCAAAAGGTAATAAACACACTTTGAAAGGGGTAAAACAAAATGAAAGAAGAATTAAGAAGGCTTACCAAGGATGGAGAATTGAAATTTTACGATGGAACCAGAGAAGAAAACAGGGAAAAGGCTTTAAAGCTTTTAGAAACAGCACAAAAAAGCGGTTATCAAGGTTATAAGGTTTATTCAAACAGCTTTGGATACATTGTAAGATTGGAGGGTTAACCTTGAAAAGCCAAAGATTTGGAATAGAAATTGAACTTACAGGTATTACAAGAGCTGCTGCTTCAAAAGCAGTAGCGGCTTTTTTTAAAAGCGAAGCACAACATGCAGGCGGGAGATATGATGAGTATCACATCAAAGACTTTAATGAAAGAATATGGAAAGTAGTTCAGGACGGCAGTATAGAACCTCAAAAGAAAGTTGAAGGAGAAATTGTTTCAGCATCAGATATTTATAAAGTTGAGATTGTAAGTCCGGTTCTTGTTTATGAAGATATTCAGACTCTGCAGGAATTAGTGAGAAAACTTAGAAAGACAGGGGCTTTTGCCAATAAAAGCTGTGGAATACATATACATGTTGATGGAGCAAATCATACACCTGTAAGTCTAAAAAATCTTATAAATTTAATAGCCAGCAAGGAAGATTTAATTTATAAAGCTCTTGATATTGAAACTTCAAGGATCAGATATTGTAAAAAGGTAAACGAAAATCTTCTTAACACCATAAATAAAAAGAAACCTGAAACTCTTGAAGAGCTTGCTGAAGTTTGGTATGAAGGCTACAGCAGAGAATCAAGAAGAAAACACTACCATCCAACAAGATATTATGGTCTTAACCTTCACAGTATATTTGATAAAGGAACGGTAGAGTTTCGGCTTTTCAATGGAACAACTCATGCAGGCAAAATAAAAGCATATATTCAATTTTGTCTTGCAGTGAGTCATCAGGCAATAACTCAAAGAAGTGCCAGTGCAAAAAGAACTAAAACCGATAATGAAAAATATACTTTCAGATGCTGGATGTTAAGACTTGGACTTATAGGCGAAGAGTTTGAAACTTGCAGGTATCATTTCTTAGCAAACCTTGAAGGCAACTCGGCATGGAGACATGCAGCTTAAATATTGTATATTGGAGGAGAAAATTAATGCTGTATTTTGCTTATGGTTCAAACCTTAATAAGGTTCAAATGAAAAAAAGATGTCCTGATTCAGTTCCGATTATTAAAGTAAAGCTGAAGGGATATAAATTAGTTTTTAACACGGCAGCAGATATTATTGAAAGTGCTGATGGTGTAGTTTATGGAGCTGTTTATAAAGTTTCAGATAAAGATATCAAAAATCTTGATATATATGAAGGGTATCCAAGACTATACAGAAAAATAAACGTAAAAGCAGAAGATGAGAATGGTAAAATTTATGAAGCTTTTGCTTATGTAATGAATAAAAAAGGAAAAGGAAAACCCTCAGATATGTATTACAGTATTATAAAGAAAGGCTTTAAGGATTGGAATTTGCCGCTTGAAAGTCTCAAAGAAGCAAAATTAAAAAGCTTCAAGTAAAGAGATAATATTTACTAAAAGAAAATGTTTATTCAATAACAGATATTGACAAAATACAACAATATTTTGTGCTATACTGTTAAAAAGCTGGGGGTGAGGGGAATGCTTAAGTTGTATGAGAAGTTAAAACGAGAAAAGAAAAAGTTAGAAGATATGATTGAAATGGGACATGAAAATCTTACAAATGAACAGATACTTAAGCAAAGCGAAACTTTAGACAAGCTTATAGCGGCTTATCAAAAATTAAACATGCAGGATTTTAAACATAAAGAATAAAATTTATCCCATAGGTAAAAAGAAATATGCAATTTCAAGAGCTTACTTTTGTAGGCTCTTTTTATATATAAAATCAAAGATTGGAGGTGATACCTATGGCTCAAAGGGGAAGAAAACCAAAACCAACAGCATTAAAAATACTTGAAGGAAATCCAGGGAAAAGACCACTTAATGAAGATGAACCAAAACCTGAGAAAAAAGCACCTAAATGTCCAGGCTGGCTTGATGCTGAAGCTAAAAAAGAGTGGAGGAGAATGTCAAAGCAGCTTGAGGCAATGGGAATACTTACAGAAATAGATATGGCAGCCTTTGCAGGATATTGTCAAGCCTATGCAAGGTGGAAGGAAGCAGAAGAATTTATAACTAAACATGGAACTATTGTAAAAACACCATCGGGATACTGGCAGCAGGTGCCACAGGTATCTATCGCTCAAACCTACCTTAAAATCATGAACAGATTCTGCGAACAGTTTGGACTTACTCCATCAGCAAGAAGCAGAATAGTCACTGACAATATAAATGATGAAGAAGATCCAATGGAACTTATACTTTATAAAGGAGGCAGTAAGAGTGTATGATGAAGCAAAAGCACAGCATGCCGTAAACTTTATTAACTGCTTAAAGCATACAAAGGGTCAGTGGCGTGGTGTTCCTTTTGATCTTCTGCCTTGGCAGGATAAAATTATAAGGGATATATTCGGAACAGTAAAAGAAAATGGATACAGGCAGTATAATACTGCTTATGTTGAAATTCCTAAGAAAAATGGAAAACAGTTAGCCCTTGATACTCCGATTCCAACACCTGATGGATGGACTACAATGGGGGAAATAAAAGCAGGAGATAAGGTAATTGATGAAAAGGGAAGACCTTGTAATGTTGTTGCAATAAGTGAAATTGATGATACGGAGCAGGCATATAAAATAAATTTTAGAGATGGAACAAGTATAGTAGCTGGAGAAAGGCATCTATGGAAGGTTCAAGTTACTAATAATGGCAGAAGAGAAAAACTATTAACAACAGGAGAAATGTATCAAAAGCAGTTTAAAACTAAAAGTAAAGAAAATAGAGCATTATTTCGCATCCCAATAGCGGATGCTTTTATTTTGCCTGAAAATAAACTTCCTATAGATCCGTATCTATTTGGGTACTGGATAGGAAATGGTAATGCTGTAAAGCCTGAAATAACTGTAATGAGAGATGATGTTGACGAAGTTATTAAAAATATACCATATAAACTTCATAATAGATATAAGCAGGAGGGTAACAGCGATATTTTAGTATATAAAGAACTTAAAAGTATATTAGTTAAAAACTTTAGGGAAAAAAGGATACCTATTGAATATTTAAGAGCATCAGCTCAGCAAAGAAAAAGATTATTACAAGGGTTAATAGATTCTGATGGATGTGTAAGCACTGCTAAAAGCCAGGCAATATATGTGACAATTCTTTTTGAACTTGCCAAGGATGTTCAGGATTTATTATGGTCATTGGGAATAAAGAATACGTTAAAAACAGCTCCATCAGCTAGATATGGAATTGAAACAGGTGAAATATGTTATTTAATAAAGTTTACTGCTTTTAATGACTTAGAAGTATCAGGATTAGATAGAAAGCTTAAAAGAGGCAGAGAAAGAAATATTAAAACAAGATCACATTTTCATTATATAAAGTCTATTGAAAAAACAGGAAAGACAAAAATGAGATGTATTCAGGTTGACAGCCCATCAAGATTATATTTAGCAGGTAAATCCATGATTCCTACACATAATAGCGAGCTTGCTGCTGCAGTTGCTCTTTATATGACCTGCGGAGATGGAGAATGGGGAGCTGAAGTTTACGGCTGTGCTGCAGACAGACAACAGGCTTCTATCGTTTTTGATGTAGCTGTTGAAATGGTAGAACAGTGTCCTGCTCTTAAGAAAAGAATTAAACCTGTTCTTTCTGTAAAAAGATTGATATATAAGCCTACAAACAGCTTTTATCAGGTATTATCTGCTGAAGCTTATTCAAAACATGGACTTAATGTTCATGGAGTTGTAATGGATGAACTTCATGCTCAGCCTAACAGGGATTTATATGATGTTATGACTAAAGGAAGTGGTGATGCAAGATTGCAGCCGCTGTTTTTTCTTATAACCACAGCCGGAACAGATAGAAATTCTATATGCTATGAAGTACATCAAAAGGCAGTAGATATATTAGAAGGAAGAAAAATCGATCCAACATTTTATCCTGTTATTTATGGAATAGATGACAATGACGATTGGACATTAGAGAAAAACTGGTATAAAGCAAACCCTTCTCTTGGGCATACCATAGATATAGAAAAAGTGAGAAATGCCTTTAACAGTGCAAAAGAAAATCCTGCTGAAGAAAATATATTCCGTCAGCTTAGATTAAATCAATGGGTGAAGCAGTCCACAAGATGGATGCAGATGGACAAGTGGGATGAGTGTGCTTTTAAAGTTGATATAGATAGTTTAAAAGGAAGAGAGTGTTATGGGGGACTTGACCTTTCAAGTACCACAGATATCACAGCCTTTGTTTTAGTATTTCCTCCAAGAACATCAGATGAAAAATATATTGTTCTTCCTCACTTTTGGATACCAGAGGATAATTTAAATTTAAGAGTAAGACGAGATCATGTACCTTATGATATTTGGAAAAAGCAGGGATACTTAAAAACTACTGAAGGAAATGTAGTTCATTATGGCTATATAGAAACCTTTATTGAAGAGCTTGGGAAAAAATATAACATAAAAGAAATCGCCTTTGACCGCTGGGGGGCCGTGCAGATGGTACAGAACCTTGAGGGAATGGGATTTACAGTTGTACCTTTTGGGCAGGGGTATAAGGATATGTCTCCTCCTACAAAGGAGCTTATGAAAATTACTCTTGAAAAGAAAATAGCCCATGGAGGACATCCTGTTTTAAGGTGGATGATGGATAATATTTATGTAAAAACTGATCCGGCAGGTAATATAAAGCCTGACAAAGAAAAGTCTACTGAAAAGATAGATGGTGCTGTAGCACTTATTATGGCACTTGATAGATCCATAAGACATGAAAATAAAGAAAGTGTCTATGAAAAAAGAGGAATGAGAAGTTTTCTTGATTAGGAGGTGGTGCTTTGAAACTAAAAGATAGAATGAAATTATTTATGACTCCACAAAATGCCTTGTTTGAAGTCCTTCAGAAATATTCGGAGGATTTTTTAAATGGTGAAGAAGTTGTAAAAGATAATTTTAAAATAGATACAGCATCCGCTATGAGTTTTTCTGCAGTTTTTGCCTGCAATAGAGTTCTTTCTGAAACCTTGGCAAGCTGTCCTATAATGCTTTATGAAAAAGATGATAAAGGAAACAGAAGGCAGGTTACAGACACTGCTGAATATGGTGTACTTCATTATGCACCAAATGCAGAAATGACACCAGTGCAGTTTAAAGAGTTTGGTATGACAAATATAAACCTTGGGGGAAACTTTATAGCACAAAAGGTTTTTAATATGCATGGAGAGCTTTTAGAACTTAGACCAATAGCATGGGACAGAGTAAGAATTGATATAGATAAATCTACAGGAAGGCTTCTTTATTATATTGATGGAAAGCAAGAGCCTAAAACAAGAGATGAAATATTTCATATTCCGGGACTTACTTTAGACGGGTATATAGGAATAACACCTCTTAGTTATGCGGCACTTACTATTGATATTGGATTATCTCAGGACACCTTTGAAAGAAATTTTTATCATAACAGGGCTTCAACCAGCGGTATTTTTCAGTATCCTAACGAGCTTTCAGATGAAGCATTTCAAAGGCTTAAAAAGGATATAAAAAAGAATTATACAGGACTTTCTAATGCAGGTGTTCCAATGATTCTTGAAGGCGGCGGTCAGTTTAAGGAAATAACCATGAAGCTTACAGATGCACAGTTTTTAGAATCCAAAAGATTCAGAATTGAAGATGTGTGCAGAATTTTCAGAGTACCACTTCATCTGGTGCAGGATTTAACAAGATCCACAAATAACAATATTGAACATCAGAGCTTAGAGTTTATTGTTTACACTATGCTGCCGTGGTTTAAAAAATGGGAAGAAAATTTAAATCTTCAGCTTTTATCAAAAGAATCAAGAAGAAAAAACAGATATTTTGAATTTAATATCAGTGGACTACTCCGTGGAGATATTAAATCAAGATATGAAGCCTATGCACAAGGAAGACAGTGGGGATGGCTTTCTGTTAATGATATTAGAAGGCTTGAAAATATGAATCCTGTAGAAGGAGGAGATATTTATATACAACCATTAAATTGCATTGATGCAACTATGGCAAATGATTATTTTAAAAAGCAAGATGATACTAAAAACAAAATGGTTAATGAAATTTCAGATATTTTAAAACGAGGATAATTGGCTCTATGTTACATGGAGTTTTTTTAAAATACACAAATTCAGATATTAATGAAGGGAAGTGATAAAATGTCATTTTGGAATTTTAAAAATATCGAAGAAAATGAGGAGGAGATAGATCTTAGAATTGATGGTGACATTGTCATGGATGATGACTTTTGGTCCATGCTATTTGGAAATGACAATGTAACTCCAAAGGGTTTTATGTCAGAACTTAATAAATATAAAGGCAAAGATATAAATGTTTGGATTAATTCTTATGGAGGTGATGTCTATGCAGCTTCAAGAATTTACACAGCTTTAAAGGAGCATAATGGAAAAGTTAAAGTTAAAATTGATGGTGTAGCAATTTCAGCAGCTTCAGTTATAGCTATGGCAGGAGATGAAATACTTATGTCTCCAACATCAATAATAATGCTACACAACCCCTGGGGAACTTTTCAAGGTGAAGCTAAGGATTTAAGGCATGGAGCTGATGTGCTAGATGAAGTAAAGGAAACTATAATTAATGCCTATCAGCTTAAAACAGGCAAATCAAGAGCAAAAATATCTCAGATGATGGATGAGGAAACTTGGATGAGTGCAAAAAAAGCTGTAGCTGAAGGATTTGCAGATGGAATGCTTTATGAAAAGAATAAAGAAGAGCCATTGGAAAATTCTTTTATGTTCAGCAGGTTTGCTATTCAAAATAGTGTTAATAACAGGACTAGAGATTTTATAAAACAGTATAATCAAAGGTTTAAAGAAACCTATAAAGATGAAGAAAAAATAAAATTATTAAAAGCAAAACTTGCCTTAGAGTGTGAACTTTAGGGCTTTTATTATTTTGAAAGGAAGGTAATGTATATGTCAGAAAAAATGAAAGAATTATTAGCTCAGTTATCAAATTTAGAAACAGAATCTAAAAATCTAATAAATAAAGAGGATGTTACAGCTGAAGAAATTAATGCAAAGCTTTCTGAAATTAAGGCTTTAAAAGCTAAAATTGAAGCACAAAAAGAAATAGATGCATTAAATGCAGAAAGAGAAAAACAGGCTAAGACACCAGTGAATGAACCAATATATGCTCAGCCAAAGAATCACAATGAAAAGAAGTGGAAGTGCATGGGAGAATTTTTAAGTGCTGTTGCAAAGGCTTCATCCCCAGGTGGAAGGATGGACAACAGATTAACTTACCAGAACTCAGCAACAGGACTTAATGAAAGCATAGCTTCAGAAGGAGGATTTTTACTTGAAAATGAGTTTATAAATGACTTATTTGAATCCATGATGGCACAAAGTCAGGTGGCAAACAGAATAAGAATGATTCCTATAGGAGCTAATACCAATAGGCTTAGAGCCCTTGGAATTGACGAAAATAGCAGAGCAAACGGAAGTAGATGGGGTGGAGTTCAAGCTTACTGGGTAGCTGAAGCAGAAACAGCAGCTCAAAGCAAGCCAAAGTTTAGGGAAATTGAAATGTCACTTCAAAAGCTTTTAGCACTTTGCTATGTAACCGATGACCTTTTACAAGATACTACAGCACTTGAAGCTATAGTAAGGCAAGCTTATGCAGATGAAATGAGTTTTAAAATAGATGATGCAATCATTAATGGTACTGGTGTTGGAATGCCCCTTGGAATATTAAACTCTGATGCATTAGTTACAGTACCCAAGGAAAAAGATCAAGGAGCAGGAACAATTAAGTATGAAAATATACTTAAAATGTGGAGTTCAATGCCTGCAAGACTTAGAGCAAATGCAGTATGGTATATAAATCAAGAGATAGAACCACAGCTTTACACTATGGCTCTTAATATTGGAGCTGGTGGAGCACCTGTGTTTATGCCTTCCGGTGGAGCTGCAGCATCACAGTACAGTACCTTACTTAATAGACCAATTATTCCAATAGAGCAGTGCTCCCCTCTTGGTAAAAAAGGAGATATTATTTTAGCAGATCCAACACAGTACATTGGAATAGATAAAAAAGGTTTAACTTCTGATGTATCTATCCATGTAAGATTTTTATATGATGAGCAGGTATTCAGATTCATCTATAAATTTAATGGAATGCCGTATAAGAATAAGCCAATTATGCCTTACAAGGGTGCAAATCCACTAAGTCCTTTTGTAACTTTAGCAGATAGGTAGGAGGTAAAAATTATGTTTATTGAAAAATATAAAGTAATACAGATCATTTCACCAAAGACAACAAATGAAGGTATAGAAAGCAGATATGTAAATTTAAAAAATGCAGTAAATGCTGTAGTAATTGTAAATCTTACTCAAGCAGCAGCTCATGAAACACAAATATCCATATATCAGGCAAAAGATACACAAGGAACAGATTCAAAGGCATTAATCAGCAGTGTACCAGTATGGGCAAATGAGAATACGACTGCAGATACTTTATTAAAAACAGATGGAGCAGGATATACAGTAGAAGAAACAGCAGGAAATAAGCAGATTGTTTTTCAAATAGATCCTGCAAAGCTTGATATAAATGAAGGATTTACTTGTATCGGAATTAAAATCGGGGCAAGTTCTCAAGCAGCTAATTTTGCAAGTGCAGATGTTATTATAGACAGCAGATACAGCAGTTAAATCAAGGAGCCTTAGTGCTCCTTTTCTTTTGGGGTGATAAGATGGCAATCAAAATAATAAATCCACCAATAGTTGAACCCATAACTTTAGAAGAAGCAAAACAGCATTTAAGAGTAGATGGTAATGATGATGATTTGCTAATACAAAGTCTTATAAAGCAGGCAAGGGAATGGTGTGAAAACTTTCAAAATAGAAAATATATAACTCAGACATTAGAGTTTGTTTTGGATACTTTCCCTAATGGTAATGCTATAGTTTTTGATAGCTGCTCACCGATACAAAAGGTGGAAAGTATAAAATATTATGATGAGAATAGACAGGAGTATTTATTTGATGAAAGTAATTATATTTTTGATTTAGATGGCTTTGTAAATAGAGTTGTTTTAAATAGAGGAAAGCATTGGCCTACAGTAGAACTTCAGTCAGTAAATGCAGTAAGAGTAAGATTAATTGCAGGCTATGGAGATAGTGGAGATAAAGTGCCTGAAGCAATAAAGTGGGCAATGATACTTCAAATGAAGCTTTTATATGATGACTACAGACCAGAGGAAAAAACAAAGTTAGAGGAAGCAAGAAATGCTCTTCTTTCTATGAACAGGGTGATTCCAATATGAAGGCTGAAGATTTAAGACATAGAATAAAATTGCAGAAAAATACAGTTCAAACAGATGATAATGGCTTTGAAACTGAAACTTGGACAGATTTTAAAGAGTTATGGGCGGCTGTTACAAATCTTCATGGCAGAGAATACTTTGAAGCAGCAGCTGTTCATGCCGAAAATACTGTTAAATTTACTATACGGTATGTACCAAATATTGAAACAACAATGAGGATTTTATTTAAAGGAAAGCAGTACAATATAACTTCAATTGATAACATAAAATATGCCAATAAATTCATAGAAATCAAGGCTATGGAGGTTGATATCAGTGGCTAGAATAGAACTTGAAGGAATGCAGGAGCTTATAGACAGGGTAAACAAGCTGGGTGCAAGAGGAGATGTAATAAAGAAAAGAGCACTTGATAAAGCAGGGAATTTAGTGAAAACTAGCATGGAAAAAAATGCTCCAAGGTCAAACAAGACAAAAAGACATATGGCAGATAATATAAAGGTTTCGGATATTGAAAAAGAAAACGGCGTAGATTTTATTGAGATAGGTCCTAATAAAGGAGATAATTCAGAGTTCTTTTATTCAAAATTTACTGAATTTGGTACAAGTAAAATTCCTGCACAGCATTGGGCAGAGAACTCTGTCCTTGAGAATAAAAGAGAGATAAATAATATTATAAAGGAAGAACTGCAAAGGGGACTTGAGGAATGATAAATAAGTTGATTATGGATACATTGAAACCTCTTAGAATTCCAGTAGCTTTTCAAAAGTATAGTGGAAAAACAGAAACCTATATTACTTTTCATGAGTATTTAACTGCAGGTGAAGAGTATGAGGATGATGAAGAAGCTTTGACAGCACATTATATCCAAGTAGATGTGTGGTCAAAGGCTGATTATACAGATATAGTTAAAAATATAAAAGAACTTTTGCTTAAAGCAGGGTTCAAAAGATTAAATGAAATAGACCTTTATGAAGAAGATACAAAAATCTATCATAAAGGCTTTAAATTTTATTATTTAGAGGAAGGTGAATAAGTATGGCAAGACAGATAGGGCTTAGAGATATTCATATAGCTGTTTTAACAAAGGATGACAGTACTGGTGTTACTTACAGCACTCCGGAAAAGTTAGAAAGAGCAATAAGTGCTAAACTTTCTCCAAAATCAAATTCAGAAAATATTTATTCAGATGATACTGTAGAAGATATAATAACTGCTTTTGAAGGTGTGGATGTAGAAATTGAAGTAAATCAGCTATCAATTACAAGCAGGGCAAAACTGCAGGGATCAAAGGTTGTAAAGGGTATATTAGTAGAAAACAAGGATGATATGCCTCCAACTATAGCACTTGGTTTTAAATCTAAGAAAAATAACGGGAAGTACAGGTATGTATGGCTTTTAAAAGGAAAGTTTGAACTTGCAACAGATGAATATGATACTGAAGCAGAAAAGCCAAAGGCTCAGAGTGCTAAGCTTAAAGGCAAGTTTTATTCAAGGGACTTTGATGGTAATTATAGATTTATTGCAGATGAGGATGCTGAAGGGGTAGATGCAACAATTATTAGTTCGTGGTTTACTGCTGTTCCTGAAGAGCCTGTAGTAACAGCATAAAATATTACATGAAGCTAATTTAACTGTAAGGAAATGTTTGTTATAATAAAATATGTAGTTAGTATACCGTTGTAGAATGTTTTGAAGTAATGATATTTACTTAACTAAAAGATAAAATAATAATTCAAAGGGGGATAAAATGGAATTAAAAACTGTAAAATATAATTATTGTAATCTAGTTTCTAATAAACAAGATATACAAAAATTTAAAGAAGAAATTTCGGTTTCAAATATCATATACTTATTTTATAATAATTCTGAATGTTTATATATTGGAGAAACAGGTACTTCATTAAACGATAGATGTTATAAGCATACTCCAAAAGAGTCGGACAAACCTTGGTTTAAAGAAGGTAATTTAATTCATATTATAAAGTTAGATGAAAAAATTGATATTATTGCTAGACAAGCACTTGAATCCTCTTTTATCTTAGCATATCGTCCTAAATACAATAAAAAAGGCTGATAAATTTACAATTTTATTATTGAGTTAATCTAAAGGTTGGTGAAGAGATGGAACTTAATATGAGTATAAATGAGATACTTAAAAATAAAAGTATTAAGGTGATTGAAGTTCCTAAATGGGGGACTTTTTTACGAAAGCAATGGGAGAATGTTTTTGCAAATCATTTGAGTCATAATGAAAAGAAAGAAATTTTTATGTACGATGACGATGGTTTTTGTGGATATTTATGGCATGTATTCAGCTTCGAAAAAAGAGTTTGTTTGAAAGAGCAAGAAGCAGAAACGGCTTTTAATAATGAACGGAAAAATTCCTGTTATATTTTTTACCAACATACAGATGATGTTTTTATTGTTGAAGAGGCAGCTAACTTGAATGCAAATGATTTGTTGAATGAATTTGATGTTTATGTTGTAGACAAAGAATTTAACTGGACTTATGTAAAAACACACGAAACTGGGTGGTGCGGTCCTTATTTTAGTTATAGAGATACAAAAGCTTAAGTAATTATTTTGATACATAGTTAAGAACAATATTTATACTAATGTATCAACATTAAAGTATTTTTAATTAGCAGGGAAATAAGCATCCCTGTTTTTTTATACCCAAAATCCAGAAAGGAGCTGATTATATGAAAGCATCAGAACTGAAAAATAAAGGTATTAAAATTACTATAGGAAACAAAGAGTATGAACTTAAATTTGATATGAATACATTCTGTGAATTAGAAGAGATCTATGGAGATATCAATGAAGCTTTTGAAGATTTACAGAATAGAAAACTAAAGGCAATAAGAGCACTTATTTATTCAGCAATTAAGGCTGCAGATGAAAGTGTAACCTTAAAAGAAGTAGGAAAAATGTTAACTTTAAGTGATATGGAGAAATTAGGCACTGCAATTAATGAAGCATTGGTAATAGCAATGCCAGAAGTAACTGAAAACATGGGGGAATAGAAAGCCACACTGATTCCGAAGGTTGGGATTGGGAGTGGCTTTTCTATTTAGGAACAAACCTTTTAAAAATGACAGAGGAGCAATTTTGGCACAGTACACCTAAGAAGTTACAAGCGCTTTTTAATGTATACAAGAGAGTAAATGGAATTGAGGAAGAAGAGGAGCTTGATTATATAGATAACATTATTTTCTAGCAGGGAGGTGAGATGATGGCAAGAGATGCAAATACCGTAGTTGCAAGGGTAGGACTTGATGATAGAGGTTTTCAAGAAGGTGTAGCAAAAATTCAAAGAAGTCTAAAGGTTGTTCAAAGTGAATTTGCAGCAGCTTCTTCTAAGCTTGGTGATTTTGGCAAATCTGAAGAAGGACTAAGACTTAAATCAGATACCTTAAATAAACAGATAGAACTTCAGAAGGATAAAGTTGCGGCATTAGAAAAAGCATATCAAAAGAGTGTAGAAACAAAGGGTGAAGATGCAAAGGCTACTGAAAATCTTAAAATTAAGCTTAATTATGCTACAGCAGAACTAAATAAAATGGAGAATGAGCTGAAAGAGGCAACAAGAGAACTTAAGGAAAAAAGCTCGGCTTGGTATAAGCTGTCTGAAAGCATGAATAGTGCAGGAGAAAAGATGAAATCTGTAGGAGATAAGATGTCTTCTATAGGAAGTAAGCTTTCTACTGCTGTAACACTTCCTTTAGTTGGAATAGGAACTGCTGCAACAAAAATGGCTATGGATGCAGTGGAATCTGAAAATCTCTTTGAAGTAGCTATGGGTTCAATGGCAGGCGATGCAAGAAAGTGGTCAGAAGAAACCTCAAAAGCTCTAGGACTCAATGCTTTCAATGTAAGAAAAAATGTAGCAACTTATAATGCCATGCTTACCTCTATGGGGTTAACTTCACAAGAGTCATTAAAGATGTCAGAAGGATTAACTCAGCTTTCCTATGATATGGCTTCTTTCTATAACTTAAAACCAGAAGAGGCATTTGAGAAATTAAAATCTGGTATTAGTGGAGAGGCAGAACCACTTAAAGCTTTAGGTATATTAGTTAATGATAATACAATTAAAACCTATGCTTATTCTCATGGAATTGCAAAGCAGGGTGAACAGCTTACTGAAGCACAAAAGGTTCAAGCAAGGTATGGTGCTATAATGGAAGCTACAAAAAATGCTCAAGGTGACCTTGCAAGAACTATGGATTCACCAACCAATAAGCTTAGAGTTATGAAAGAGCAAACACAGCAGCTTGGCATTCAGTTTGGACAACTTTTAATTCCTATACTTGAAAAACTAATGAACACTATAAAACCTCTTTTAGATAAGTTCCAAGGGCTATCAAAGGAACAGCAAGAAACAATTATTAAAATCGGATTAGTAGTTGCAGCAATAGGTCCAGTAATCATGATTATAGGTAAGGTAATAAGTATTGCAGGAACTCTTTCTACTGTAATTGGAACAGTGAGTGGAGCAATGGCAGCAGCAGGTGGTGCATCTGGAGCCTTAGGAGCTGCTTTTGCAGCAATAACTGGTCCAGTTGGCATTGCAGTAGCGGCTATTACAGGTCTTATTGCTATTTTTGTAGCCTTATACAAAAATAATGAGGACTTTAGGAATTCAGTAAATACAGTATGGAATGGAGTTAAAGCTTTAATAAGTGGTGTCATTGAAAGCTTAAAGGCTATGTTTCAAGCCTTTATTACCTTAGCAAATCAAATATGGAAAAAGTATGGTGATGATTTTGTAAAGATAATAACAACTGCTTTTAATTTAGTAGCAACTATTGTAAATACCACACTTAAAGCCATTCAAGATGTTATAAAAATAGTTACCAGTGCAATAAAAGGTGATTGGAAGGGTGTATGGGAAGGAATAAAAAATCTTACCTCTGACTTATGGAATGGAATAAAGAATGTGATAAAATCAGCCATTGATTTAGTTAAAGGAACTATAAAAACAGAATTTGAATTTATCAAAGGCATAATCTTAGGAATATGGAATGGCATTAAAGGAATAACTTCAGCAGTTTGGAATGAGATAAAATCAGCTATTGAAAATCCAATAAATGCAGCAAAGAATGCTGTAGGTAATGCTATAAATGCAATTAAAGGATTTTTCAGCAATCTACATTTACCAGAAATAAAAATACCTAAAATAAAACTTCCTCATTTTAGTATTGAGGGAGAGTTTAGTTTGAAACCTCCAAGTGTACCTTACCTAGGTGTAGATTGGTATGCGAAGGGTGGTATATTTAATAGACCTAGTATAATCGGTGTCGGTGAAGCAGGAACTGAAGCTGTACTTCCAATAGATAGATTAGATGATCTTATGGCAAGAGCTATTGAAAAAGCAAAAGGAAACAGCGGTGGAGGATTAACACTTCATATAGAAAATTTCATTAACAATACAGAAAAAGATATAGAGCAGCTTGCCTATGAACTTGAATTTTACAGGCAGAGAGTTTCAATGGGAAGGGGTGGTGCTTAATGCTTAGTTTTAATTTTGGTGGGAAAAATAGCTATAATGACTTTGGAATAATAATAGCCAAAAGACCATCTCTTCCTTCACCTAAAAGAAGAGTATCTTATATCGATATTCCAGGAAGGGATTCAAATCTAAGATATGATGAAGGTACTTTTGAAGATATAACAATTGCAGTAGAATGTAGTATTAAAGGCAATAACATAGCTGAAAAGCTAGATAATATAAAGGCATGGCTTTTTTCAGCAGGAGAAAGTGATTTAATATTTAGTTTTCAAGATGATAAAAAATATAAAGCACAAGTAGTTAATGCTATAGATTTTAAACAAGTATTCAAATACACATCTGTTTTTCCAATTATATTTAATTGCAGACCCTTTAAATACGCTGTGCAGAATAACATATTTACTATTACTGAAAATGGAGCTTCAATAATAAATCCAGGTACACTAAAAAGTGAACCAATAATATCAGTTTATGGTTCTGGGAAGGTAAGCATTAAGGTTAATGAAACTACTGTAACCTTGAATGATATAACAGGAAAAATCATATTAGATTCAGTTTTGCAAGATGCCTATAATGATGGAGGAGATAACTTAAATAGTAAGGTAAACGGTGAGTTCATAACCTTAAAAACAGGCTCTAATAAATTTGAGTGGACTGGAAGTGTTTCTAAAATAGAAGTAGTTCCAAATTGGCGGTGGTTATAATGCTTTATGTATATGATAAGAAAACGACAAGAGGAAATTTTGAAAACAATGGCCTTGCTGTTTTAGATGAATGCCTTATGGCTGAGATAAATCAAGAGTTAAATGGAGATTATAGTTTAGAAATTGAATACCCTGCTCAATCTAAAAAAGCACAGTATTTAGAGGAACTCAATATTATTAAAGCTGATGGACAGCTTTTTAGAATATATAAAGTAGAGAGAACACAGGATAAAATAAGTAAAGTTAAGGTATGGGCAAGACATATATTTTACGATCTTGCTTTTTATTTTATAGAATCAGCAAAGGTGCTTAATGCAAATATGAAAGAAGCTCTTGAAGCAAGCATACCTCCGGAACTTCAAGGGCTATTTTTATTTAAGGCATTAGAAGAGAATATAGCACCTTTTGCTGTTAAAGAGGTTAATGCAGTAGATGCTGTTTTTAGACTTATTGAAATTTATGGCGGAGAACTTTTTAGAGATAATTTCAATATAGAGATAAGAGAGTCCATTGGTGAAAATAACGGTATCCTAATAAAATACGGTAAAAACATAAAAGGAATGAAGGTTATAGAGGATACCAGTGAACTTGCTACAAGGATATATGCAGTAGGAGCAAATAATTTATTGCTACCAGAAAGATATATAGAAGTACAAGGTGAAAGAGCAAAGCTTCTACCTTATCCTATAACTAAAAAGGTTGAATTTAAAGAATGTAAGGATGTAGAAAGTCTTAGAGCTAAAGCTACAGAGGCATCAGAAAAGGTTTCTACTCCTAAGATATTTATAACTATTGATTTTATGGAACTTAGTAAAACTGAGGAGTATAAAAACTATAGTCATCTGACTAAAGTAAGTGTTGGTGATTTTGTAAAGGTAAGAAATGAAAAGATAGCTGTAACTACTGATTTAAGAGTAATAAAGAAAAAGATAGATTTAATTAATCCTATAAATACAAAGATAGAGCTTGGAGATCCTTTAAACACAATTATTGAAAAGCTTGATACAAGTAAGCTTTTAGAGGAAATAAACAGTGCAATAAGCGGAACTTTAAGCAGTGTAATAATCAAGAAAAACAGTGATACGCTCACTATCAGTACAAGCAGTTATCCTGCTATGATAGTTGGAATAACTGCAAAGGCAGATACAAATTTAAATTGTAATATCACTATGACTGGGAAGGCAAGTGTAGACTGCACCTTAACAATTCTGTTTTCCTTAGATGGAAAGTACTACGATTTTAAACCAATTCAAAAATTAGCATCAGGAGATAATGTTATAGGGCTACCGCTTCCAATGCCGCAGGTTACGGCAGGAGACCATACTTTTATGGTAGAGATGAAGGTTTCAAACGGAACATTTACCATTGAAAAGAATAACCTGCAGGTAAGTATTGAGGGAAGAGATCTTGAAGGTGGACTTAGTGCAAGTATACCAAGGGCAGAGATTGTTTATACTTTCCTTTATAATCTGTTCAATATCAAGATTGGAACATACAGTTTTAATACAGGACACAGCTTTAGTCATTATTTAGACAACAATGTGAGTGGAGTAGATAGCTATAGTATTGAGAATTTCAATACAAGATTTAATATTGCTGCTATATCTCATGGAAACCCAAAGTTAATCTTGAATGTAATGGGAATTATAGAAGAATTTAATAACAGTAAATCAAGCAGCTATGCTTTTGATGCCGACTGGGTTGAGTTCAGTTCTGACTACGATAAAAACAAAGATGGAACCTATGACTTTTATAATAGAGCTGCTATAAAAGAACCTGTTTTAAAAAGAGAAGGCGGATATATACAGGACTTAGGAAATGGCGTAATTTATGCTGCAAATGTGCCGGATACAACACTTTATAAGGATTTGATTGCAATAAATGCATATCTTAAGCAAAGTTAGGGGGAGAGGATAATGCCAGTTATAAATCAAATGTCACTTCCAAAGGGAAATGCAGGTATGACACTTTATGGTACAAGAAATGATGATAGTACAGTAACTCTTCCTGACATTGGTTTTAACTTTAATTACAATGGTTTAGCCATAAGACAGCTTTACACAAGCGGTAATACCTGGGTAGGCTTTGGGGGAGCATCAGAACATCTTTGTATTAACAGAAGAGATGCCAGCTATAATAATCTTTATTATGCCAGTGAAGTAGAATACAGCACAAAGCTTTTCAGGATAAGGTTTGAAGGAAACAGTTCATACAGCAGCTGGGGTAGTAATGACCTAATCTGGGAACTTTCTATTTTTGAAACTGGAGTAATAAGGCTTGTTGTTGAGAAGATACCTAATAACGGCACAAATAGTTTTGTAAATCCAAATGTAGGCACTCAATCATTGGCATTAACAGCGGGAAAATCATATATTTTCACTCCATCAGACCCACTGGGTAAAAATTACATAGTGCAGGAAGGTTCATATATTCCATGTATAACAAAATTTCTTATGGTGGATAATGAAGGAGTGAAAAACTATCAAGGTAGTACATGGGTTAAAATTGGAGATTTACCTCTTACAGAAGAAATGTTTAAAACCTACGGCGTTGATACTCTTCCTGCTTCCATGGCAGGACTTTCAGGCACTTCACCTGCTCTTTATATCTATACTGATAATCCAGATGTTAAGGCAAATAAAAATAGCAATAGATTCTTTATTGAAAAGACAGTAACAAGTAAGCCAAAGGTAATTATTCAAAACTATGATTTTAACATACATGATGGGAAAAGCATAAATAAACTTGAAGCAATTGTTCAGTACACAAAGAAAGATTCAAACCTAAATGACGTTACAACCAATGGAAAGATAAGAATAGCCTTAAGTGTTGATTCGGGATTAAGCTGGCTTACCTATAATATAAATACTTCAAGCTTTGAAAGTATTGATATTACAGATTCTGCCACATTTTTTGCAAATGGGATAAATCCTACAATACTTACAAGCTTAGATTATGCAGCTTTAAACGCAATGATTGCTCAAGACAGAAAACTTAGATTTGCTTATATTTTAGATAAACCAACATTAAATGATGTGTGTAAATTAAGAAAGATCAAAATTCTTTACAACTGAGGGGTGATGATATGTTTATTGAGGGACAGCCTTACGAAAGTATTGCTTACAATAAAGATTTGCTTACAGGTGAGATTTCTGAAAGTAAAAAGAGTAAGAGGCAGAGAGGCATTAAAGGAAAGGTTTTATTAGAACTTTTTAACGCAGAAACTAAGGAGAAAATAAAAGAAGCATATACTGAAAACTTAATACCAGACCTGTATTTTAAAGATACCTTTTTAACTCATTTTGTTCAGGGAATTATGGGAGCAGGAGGTCAAAGGTATTGTAATAACCACAGCTGGTTTGAATATATTTACCTTACTGATAATGATAAGCCTGAAAATATGAATGAACAGAGAGTTATGGGTAATGTTATAGGTTATGCTCATAGAAATACTACTTACTCTGGAAATGATACAAGGCGAGGAACTATAAATAGAGCAGAATCAAAATTTGAAGTTACAGATTCTAAAATAAAGATGAATTTTGTATTTGACTTTCCAACCCATGCGGCAAATGGGAAAATTGAGAGCATCTACTGGGCCGAAGGTGACCCAGACAATAAAGATTATTTTTACCCGGGAGCTGCAATCTATGGAAGGGAAACAGCTGATTCAGATTATGCCGTATATAATACTACAAATCCTAAGAGATACTGGGCGATGTATACTTTATTTTCTTATGCAAGAACTATAAAATTTACAAGTCCAACAAAGGGATGGATATTAGCAGATTCAAGGGATACAAGCTTAACACAGTCAAGCTATATTCAATTTCCAGACAGCTTAAAAGGACAATGGCTTATGATTCCATTTGATATAAATACAAATGATGTTGTGTTTTGGGATAAGGTCATTAAACTTTTAAATTCAGAAGGAAATGCACTAAACATTGACAGCAGCCATGCTATAAGAAAATATGACGGTCTTAACCATGTATCCCCATATATTCAGCCAGATGGAGAACTTATTTTTATTGGGTATTACCTTTACAGCATTAGCAGTGAAAGCTATATGAGAATATATAAGTGGACAAAAGTAGGAGTTCAATTAAGCTTTGTTGATATAAATATGAGCCAAAGCTTTAAAGATATAGCTTATAATGTACCTTTCAATTACAGAACCGTTTCTAGTGATGGAATTTATCTTGATGGTTGCATTGATATTATTGGATACACCTCAAGAACAGACAGCCAATTTAATGAAACAGTTTATACAAGCAGATGGATTAGGGTAGATGCCACAGGCAATAAGGTTCAGGATATGAATATCAAACCTAAAATAGGCAACTGTACTTGGTTTGGTAAAAAAGGAATGGATAGTGGAAACATTGAGAGAAGATGCTATGTTTATAATTTTTATAGAAGTGCTAATAGAATTTATTTATATTACACAAGCACCCAAGGAGGTACAAGCTTTTATCAAGTTATAACTCCTCAAGGGAATTTACTGGAAGCCTATAAAATGTATTTTAGTTTTCCAAATGGTTATGGTAATTATTATTATCATAATATCCTTGGTACTGACAGATGGATAAGCAGATATACTTATGCTTATAACAACTATGTTCAATTATGTATCCAAGCCCTTTTAACAAGCAGACCTATTGGAGCACATACCAAGCTTGCACAGCCTGTTGAAAAAACCGAAGCAAATACAATGAAAGTTCAGTATATGTTTGAAGTAGATTTAATTAACTATGGAGAAGATTTTTATTAGAGTGGAGGGATTTACAGTGAAAAATTCAATTAATTTTATTCAAGCAGTATTTGCTGCCATTGGCGGCTATATTGGTTGGTTTTTAGGAGGGGTTGATGGCTTTATGTATGCACTGATTACCTTAGTTGTCATTGATTATGTTACAGGCCTCATGGTAGCAGTGCTGGAAAGAAAGCTATCAAGTGAGGTTGGATTTAGGGGTATATTTAAGAAAGTTTTGATTTTTGTAATGGTAGGCATAGGAAATATAGTAGATGTTCATTTGATTAAAAACGGTAGTGCGATTCGTACTGCTGTTATTTTTTTCTACATTTCTAATGAAGGTATAAGCATTATTGAAAATTCAGCAAAGGTTGGACTACCAATACCTCAAAAATTAAAGGATGTTTTAAAACAGCTAAATAAGGAGGATGAAAACAATGGCTAGATTATGTTTTGACTATGGACATGGTGGAAATGACAGTGGAGCCTGTTATAATGGCAGGAAAGAAAGTAATGATGTATTAAGCATAGGCAGAGCTGTAGCAGCAGAGGTAAGAAGGCATGGAGTTACAGTTGATGAAACAAGAACAACCGATGCTACAGTAAGTCTTAATGATAGAAGTGCTTTTGAAAATAGAAATACTTATGACTATTTCATATCTTTTCATAGAAATGCCTTTAAGCCAGAAACGGCTAGAGGGGTTGAAACTTACACATACTTAAATGCTAGTACAAGGTCAAATGCATTAGCACAAAGGATACAAACATCTCTTGTAGCATTAGGTTTTACAGATAGAGGAGTTAAAGAAGCAAACTATCATGTGTTAAGAGAAACCAAAGCACCAGCAGTTCTTGTGGAGATAGGTTTTATTGATAATACAGGAGATAATAATTTATTTGATTCAAAGAGAAATGAAATAATAAAGGCATTAGCAAAAGCAATCTTAGCACAAGTAGGAGTTGATTACATTGAACCATCAGTATCAACACAGCCAGCAAGTGGACAAACTCTTTATAGGGTTATGGCAGGCTCCTACTCTGTTAGAGAAAATGCTGAAAAGCAAGTGCAGAAGTTAAAAGCAGCTGGCTTTGATGCAACAATTATGATATTTAATAAGTAGTCGTTACTCTAAAATTAGGGTAGCGGCTTTCACTTTTATATAGCTTGACTTCTATCACCTTTAGAGTGATGTATAGTAGTACCAAATTGATAGAAGGGAGGAAATAAAATGCGTGTTAGGATTATTGAACCTGTAAAAAAGCAGGAAAATAAAAGGAAAAGGGTTTGTGCATATGCAAGGGTTTCAACTGGCAGTGAAGCTCAGGGGGAATCTTTAGAAAACCAGATTCAATACTATGAGAATCTGATTTCAAATAATCCTGATTACGAATATGCAGGTGTATTTGCTGATAGAGGAATTACCGGCACTACAGATAATAGACCAGAGTTTCAAAGAATGCTTAATCTTGCAAAAGAAGGGAAAATAGACTTAATCATCACCAAATCTATCTCAAGATTTGCAAGGAATACAGCAATAATGCTTCAAGTAGTAAGAGAACTAAAGGACATTGGTGTAGAAATAATATTTGAAAAAGAGAATATCAGAACTTTATCAGGGGATGGAGAGCTTATGCTAACCGTCCTCTCTTCTTTTGCCCAGGAAGAAAGCAAAAATATCAGTGACAACTTAAAGTGGAGGGTAAAGAAGAAGTTTGAACGAGGGGAGCTGATTATAAATACCACAAGATTTTTAGGTTATGACAAGGATGAATACGGCGATTTAGTTATAAATCCTAAAGAAGCAGAAATAGTTAAAAGAATATTTGAAGATTATTTAAAAGGCAAAGGAACATTTACCATAGCCAAAGAATTAAATAGCGAAAATATTCCTACCGTTGCAGGCGGCAGATGGCATGAAAGTACAATTTTAAATATATTAAAGAATGAAAAGTACAAGGGAGATGCCATACTTCAGAAATATTACACACCAGACCATTTGAGAAAAGTAAGCGTAAGAAATGAAGGTGTAATTGACAGTTATCATATTGAAGATAATCATTCTCCCATAGTTTCAAGAGAAATGTGGGAGCAGGTTCAGATAGAAATTGAAAAAAGAGCTAAGGCAAAAGGGAATAAAGCGGAAGATAGAAAGAAATATACAAACAGATATCCATTAACAGGAATGCTTTACTGCGGTAAATGCGGCTCATCTTTAAGGAGAAGAACTCGGAACAGCAGGCACTCTTGTAAAAAAATAGTTTGGCAGTGCAGTAATTATATTAGAAACGGAAAAGACGCCTGCACTGGAACATCAATTGATGATGAGGTTATAAACAGGCTTAATATAGAAGAACCGATAATTGTGAGGGAGGAAGTTAAGGATGGCAAGAAATATTACAGTTATACCTGCAAGAGCAAACAGGAGCAATTTAGCAGAGCAAATACAGCCGCAGAAAAAGAGAATGGCAACCTACTGCAGAGTGTCAACAGACCAATTAGAACAGTTATCAAGCTATGAAGCACAGGTCAATTATTATACTAATTATATAAATGGGCATCCAGATTATGAATGTGCAGGAATTTATGCTGACGAAGGTATTTCAGGAACAAACACTAAAAAGCGTGAGCAGTTTAATAAAATGATTGAGGACTGCAGAGCAGGAAAAATAGATATGATTATAACTAAGTCTATAAGTAGATTTGCAAGAAATACACTGGATACTTTAAACTACGTAAGACAGCTTAAGGAATTAGGCATTGGAGTAATATTCGAGAAGGAAAACATCAACACTTTAGATTCAAAGGGAGAAGTTTTGCTTACTATCCTCAGTTCCCTTGCCCAAGATGAGTCAAGAAGTATAAGTGAAAACTCCACATGGGGCATAAGGAGAAGATTTGAACAGGGAAAGCTTCATATAAATCATACAAAGTTTTTAGGCTATGATAAAGATGAAGAAGGAAATCTTGTTATTAATGAAAAGCAGGCTAAAATTGTAAGAAGAATTTATAAGGATTATCTCGATGGTAAAGGTCCAAATAGAATTGCAAGAGAGCTTGAAGCAGAAGGCGTTCCTAACTGGAATGGGAAACCTAAGTGGTATGAAAGCAGTATAAGAAAGATTTTAAGTAATGAAAAATATAAAGGTGATGCACTACTTCAGAAGACTTATACCGTTGATTTCCTAACCAAAAAAAGAGCAGTAAATAATGGTGAAGTTCCAATGTATTATGTAGAAGAAAGCCACCCTGCTATTATAGATAAAGAAATGCATACTGCGGTACAGCTTGAAATGGAGAGAAGAAGAGCCTTTGCTGAAAAGTATAATATTAGTAAATTAGACTATGCCACTGTTGAGAATCCTTTTGCTGGAAGAGTTATATGTGGACACTGTGGCAGTGCCTTTGGACGAAAGGTTTGGAATTCCACTGATGAAAGGTTAAGAAGGGTTGTTTGGAGATGTAATAAGAAATATAAAATAAAGGGAAAAAAGAGCTGTGAAAATAAGCATATAGATGATAAGGTTTTGTATCACGCCTTTGTGAATACTTTTAATGTGATGGTGGAGAATAAGAATTATTTTATGGAGAAGTGGAAGGAAGAACTAAATAATGAGAATGTGTTGGTAAGATACAGAGCAAAACAGTTTATGGGGATTTTAAAGGATGCAGAAAAGGTAGATGACTTTGATATCGATATGTATTTTAGATTGGTAGAGAAGATGACGGTGTTTTATGGAGAGAAGATAATAATTAGTTTGCTTGATGGGACTGAGGTTGAGGTTGTGGTTGAATAAAGGAATTTGAGGGAAGTTGAGAAGGGTGGAGCAATTTTATACAGATTTTTCATTTTAAATAATAACATGGCATTAGATCACTTTTTGTCATTTGATGTCGTAAAATTTTACCAAAGAAATTATTGACATTTTTGTTATGGGGGGGGGTAAAATAACAAACGTAGACAAGTTGTATATGTGATTTTGTAATCAACATAATTTGATGGTTACAGTTTAAAAGATATTCATGTTTGCAAAAACTCTTACATAATGTTTTTTATTTTAGTTTTTGTGTACAAGTTGTGTTTAAAGTACAATTTTTTTCAGTTTAGGAGCAGTGAAGATTGGCAAAAACTCTATAATCAACTCACCTCTATCGAGAGGTGTAACTTAACATTAAAAGAGTATATAAATGTTAATAATCTATGTTCAGCAGGTATTAGAAAAGCAAAAGTTGTATCTCTACTAAACTGTATAGCTTTAGTAGCAGGCACTATTGCTGTTAATCAGAAGTCTAACGACTTAAATTTAAAGCAAGCAGAATAAATTTATTATTTTTAAAAGTTATTCACAGGTGCAATAGCACCTTAGTTTTGCTATTATCTTTTTCTGCATAAAATAGTTAATTATTAATAAAAAGTAATGGGTTTTTTAATATAATTGGAGAAAGTTAATTGTGCAATTCCCTCAATTAGAAGTTATATTTTAAGTACAAGCAGTTGATAAAAATTATATAGATTTTAGATGTATAGTTCAAATTCTTATGCTTAGTGTATCATAGCTTATTTTTATTACACAATTAATTTATTGATTCCGGATAAATAAATTTTTGTGTAGTATTAATAAAATATTGAATTTTTTGAAGGAATGGAGAAGATGATGAAAAACAAATTAAAAAATTTAAGTTTAGTCACATTATTTTCAGGTTTAACAGCTGTTTCATCAAATTTGAAGATGATGTGGATGACAGGGGCTATGTCAACTACTGCTTTTGTTACAAATTTAGCTTATACAGTTTACTATGCTCTTGGAGGTGGAAATATTAACTCGCTAAAGAGTGCAATACAATTTGTACTTGGAAAAGGTTTGAATTACAGTAACTGGTACGATTTAGCTTGGACAGTCATAGATGCAGTACTAGTGTTTTGCCCTTTAGGTACGGCATCGAAAGTAATTATATCAGTATTAAGACTTGCACCAGCATTCTAGGTAAATTATATAAGAATATTTCCTCAAAAGGGAATATTCTTATATATTAAGGAGATCAGATGAGAAAAAATATTAAATATTTAGGGTTGTTTACTTATACTATTTTACTTATTATATTTGGTTATTCATTAGTTACCCAAAATAATAACATTTCTGGTAGTATTACAAAGGTTATAAGAGAAAATATTGAATTTTTAAATATATTTATAATTAACTATAGTAGCGATATGTTTTTGATATTGCTTTGTTTATTTGGTATAATAGGTTTTTTGGCTACAAGTAATACTCTTATTACACTAGGGACGCAAATACATATTGTTTCTATAAAATTAAATATACCAATTTATAAATTAGTAGCTGTATTATGTATACATGGAATTGAGGAAGTTGTTGCTTTAATAATTGTACTATCCATTTCAGTGGATATAATTACATTATGGTATAAATATTTAATAACAAATGAAGTAGGATCGCTATTTTGTGAATATAAAAAATATATAAAAAATAAATTGCCATTTAAGTTATTTATTATATTTATATTATTATTTATAGGTTCTATATTAGAATATTTTGTTTCGGTGCCAATTTTTGATAAATATATTTTATAATAATAAGAGAATCAGGAGGAATTTACAGTATGAAATCTTTTATAGAAGATTTGTTTGATAATACAAAAAAGAAAAATCGAATATACATATTATTAATGATTTATATAAGTTTTATGCTTGAAACATATATTGGTATAATATATTCACAAGAAATATTTAATACTGTAACAAATAATAAAGATCAAGCTAAGATAATACAAATAACAAGTAATGTTTCATTATTTTTAGTACCTATTGTAAGATTATTTACACTATTAATTATATTAATTATTTTTTATGCATTTATAAGTTTTATTTTAGATGAGTATAAATTGAAAGAAATAATGGACAAGAAAAAGTTTATACATGTTTGTGAAATATTTTATCCTATTAAAAGTATTGTTATGTTTATAGGATGCATGGTTGTATTTATATACATAAAATTAAAAAAATATTCACTTATTGATTTTAGTGATAAATGGATATTTATTACAGGAATATTGTCAACATTATTTACGTTAATTTATCTATATTTAATATATAAGTATATTTGCTCGAAAATTAATAAAAAGAAAAATAATATAAAAATATTTTTAACTGTTTTTAGTCCATATATTATATATATAATATTATCTCGAGTAGGTTCTTTATTTTTAAAAAGTGCAATCTAA